AGCTGGTAACTACGATTAATGAATACAATGAAAATTACAGAGAAGAGCAACGAGTTCACAAAGGTTGAGCTGTATCGCATGACCAAAAGCCCGTCCATCGTATCGGTTAAGGTGTTAGAGGACGGAACCACTATTACACCGCGAGGCTGGCTTACCTTTGACGATGAGAACGCAAAGGGAGAAACCTCCCATATGCTTTCCATCATTGGCGAGGACGCATTCGGTCGGGAAACCGTCTGGTCATGCCGGTCGCAGACATTCAAGGACAATTTCATGGATTTGTGGAATATGTTCGATGGCGAATCTTTTACACTGAAAAAGATTTCAGGTGTATCCAAGGCCGGTAGAGATTACGTGAACTGTGATCTTGCCTAATAGAACGGAATAACCAATCAAGCCCGCTGCACATGTGGCGGGCTATTTATTACAAGGAGGTAAGAAAATGTATATTCCTATTCCAGTATTGGTTGCTTTATGTAGTTTATTTTGTTTTATCATAGGCGTGGTATTTGGCGTAGTATGTGCCAATAGCATTGACTAGATGGAGGATTAATATGGTAGTTTTAACAATTCAGAATTTCTTATGTGTGATAGGAATTGGTTTATCAATCGGTATGATAGGTGGTTTTTTCTTAGTATGCTGGTTGACTAAATCGTAAAGGGGGATTAATATGGTTGTAGTACTGAAAAAAAAGATTTATCCGGGCACAAAAGAGAGTACAGAGACATTGAATCTATTATACTTACCAATAATGGCTATATTCAGATGAAAGAACGTGCGGGATTGCACCGTCGTTTTAAGGTGGATTCAATTGATTACTATTTTATTACAGAGGAGACGTGAATAATCCATGGCAAAGCGTAGAAAACAAACCCGCGCCGAAAAAGCATACAACCGCGAGCGCCGTCGCATAGAACGTCAAATCGCACGTATGACTCAGCGTGGCTATGACGTTCCAGAAAATATATTGCCCCCACGTCCCAAACGGGTCACCACTGCGAGTGTCCGTCGTTTGCAAAAGATCACCACGCCTAAGCTCTACGAGCGTTCACGCTATATCGATGTAGAAACCGGCGAACTGCTGACAGGCGCAGAGGGACGTAGCTTAGAGCGCCAAGCAACCGCCCGTCGTGCAGCAGAAACACGACGGCAACGTAGAGAAGCTGCCAGGCCCCCAAGGCGTGAAACACCAAAGCCACAGTTACCCGTAGTTGAATACGTTCAGTTCGGCGAGCAAATTCTCACAGTTTTCCAGATGGAAATGACTGAGATATACGGGCGCAACGAAAAGCTTTTCAATTACATTTCGCGTTGGTTCCAAATGGCACGTCAGCGTTACGGTGATGAGGATTTGGCAGACGCGTTAGAGCGTTCAAAGGCTAACGGCGAGTGGCCCGGATGGGAGGGCGTTTCTGACTCAGAAATACTTGTTGGAAAGCTGACAGGAATCCTTGAAATGGTAGGTGGAACGTCAGGTGGAAGGCAAGAAATATTAGAAGCGCTAGAAGAAGGTGAGGACTGGACTATGTATGAGGACGAGGAACTATAGTTATTATGTATGTGACTTTGAGACAACGGTCTATAAGGGCCAGCAGTTTACAGAGGTTTGGGCTGCCGCGATTGTAGAGCTATACACTGAGCAAGTAGAAATAATGCATAGTCTGGCTGATTTCCTGGACTATGTAAAAGGATTAAAGAAGAATGTTATAGGATACTTTCACAACCTTAAGTTTGATGGAAATTTCATCGTTGACCATCTGCTGAGGAATGGATACCGTTGGAATCGGGTAGCTGAGGGCCAGATGGCAAACAAAGATTTTAAGTGCGCCATCAGTGACCGTGGGGCATGGTATAGTATCACGATTAAGATGGGAAGTAACATCATAGAATTTCGTGATTCTTTAAAGCTTCTTCCATTTTCAGTAAAGCGTATCGGTAAAAGTTTCAAGACGGCTCACAAGAAACTTGACATGGAATATGAAGGATTCCGATATGCTGGTTGCGTAATCACAGACGAGGAACGCCAATACATAGCCAATGATGTGCTTGTGATTAAAGAAGCCTTAGAAATTATGTTTGAACGTGGTCACACAAAACTGACGATTGGTTCGTGTTGCTTGGAAGAGTTTAAAACCACTTACGACAAGGAGGACTACAAAAGCTTTTTCCCAGATTTGACACAAGTAGAGATTGATCCTGAATTATATGGGGAGAGAACAGCCGACGCGTATATCAGGAACAGTTATCGTGGTGGTTACTGTTACCTGGCTAAAGGCAAAGAGAACAAAGTGTTTCTTAATGGCTGGACGGCTGACATTAACAGTAGTTACCCATCAAACATGTCGAGTGAGTCAGGAAACTATTACCCCGTAGGGTTTCCTAAGTTCTGGAAGGGTGATATACCAGATGAAGCACAGAGATACTATTATTTTGTCCGGTTCAGGTGTAGGTTCAGGGTAAAAGAAGGCATGCTTCCCACAGTGCAGATTAAAGGAAGCTTGTTGTATCTAGGAACAGAATATCTCATGTCAAGCGATATCTATGACTACAAGGCTGGAACTTACAAGCGCTATTACATGCGAAAAGGTCAGTTGTATGATTCGGTGGTTACATTGACAATGACCTGCAAGGACTACGAGTTATTTCTACAACACTATAACGTGTATGATCTTGAGGTGCTTGACGGTTGCATGTTTCATCAAGAAATTGGCTTGTTTGACGAATACATGTATAAATATAAGAAGATCAAGGAAAATTCGGTAGACGCAGAGCGTGAGCTTGCAAAGCTGTACCTAAACAACTTGTATGGTAAGTTTGCAGCCAACGATTCTTCCAGCTATAAGATACCTTATATTAACGACAAGAATGTACTTGGATTTGAGATTGTAGAAGAACACGAAAAGAAGCCGGGGTTCATTGCAGTTGGAAGTGCAATTACATCATATGCAAGGAGGTTCGTCATACAAGCAGCCCAGGCTAACTACAACGGCCCGGACAAGGATGGATTTATTTATTGTGATACTGATTCAATTCATTGTAGTGGCTCACCAGATGATGTAAAAGGAATTAATATTCATCCCACGCATTTTTGTTGCTGGAAACTGGAAAGTTATTGGGATAAAGCAATCTTTGTGAGGCAGAAAACATACATAGAGCACGTGACACACAATGATGGTGAACCAGTTGAGCCATATTATTCTATAAGGTGTGCTGGTATGTCCGATTCTGCAAAGGATGAATTTATTAAGACACATGTAATGGAAGATTTTAAGGAAGGACTTAAGCTGGAAAATATGCTTAAACCGGTCAGAATGCCGGGTGGAATAGTTCTTGAAAATAAGGGATACAAAATGACAAAGAAGGCTGAATTAAAATTAAACTTTAAATAATTGTACTTGCGCAAATACAATTACAAAGAGGGAGCCACGCCGGTTCCCTCTTCTTATATCTGATCATCCGGTCATTAGAATGGACTTCCAAGTCCGATAGACTGCACGGAAGGTTTTACCCTTTGGAACCCGCGCACGTCAGACTAATGATAACGGATGTAGATACTAATATGAAAGTAATTTTAAAAGCATTGCCTTGCATTCCAGATTTTTAAACCGGAAACAACCGCGATTGAACAAGCTACGCAAGCCCCCAATCATCAAGCTGTTTTTGGCAAGCATTACATAATTGATATTATGATCATCAGTGGTCAAGGTAAGCTTAATGGGAAATGATTCATCCCACTTGTCGGTGACATACATGATCCCCAGCGAATCATATTCATAGATGGCGTAATGCTTGTTAAGATACTTGATGGTATACATATATCTTCCACGTCCTTCTGGTCGTTCAAGGAAAGCATAGTTATCATTAAGGTATATGTTCTGTGACGCATACGCCACGTAATCGCTTGAAGAGAATGCACGGTTAAAACCTGACTCCATCATAGCATTAGAAGCTGATTCTATGAAGCCTTGTTCAAGCACAAATCCATCACCTCTCAGGAATTGTGTATCCTTCTTAAGTCTGTCAGATATTCCCAGTGCGGTGTAATATGGGTTAAGCAAGCTAACTGTATTACCGCACATGTAGACTGGTACATATCTAATTTGTTTTCCACGTCCACGAGCTACACTGGTATGAACACTTAAAAGCTTCTTAATTTCATCTGTGCAATACTTGTTGTTTTCAGATTGAAATTCATCAAATAAAATGCGGTCAACGTCGTTGAAAATATGGCTGTATTTCTTAATCGCGTCAGCGCCATTAAGGGCAACAGCATAACCGCAGTGAATGTCATTAAGATACAGCTCATAGTACAATCCTTTTGCCATACATTGGCTTGACATATTGTCATCGGGGAAGAACAAATTTCTGATATCTTTAAAAAATTTATCATGGCAATCTGACAACTCATAGTTAAATCTGTTTAACAGCATGAACTTTCCCTGCCCAGCTTTAAACTTTTTGGTAAAATATCGGTTAAACCACGTGGTCTTACCGCCCGTTCTGTTTGTTGTAACCATAAACAGTTCAGGCTTCTTACCATTAATATCACGCATGGACAATAATTTGGTTCCGTCGTAGTAAGCCATGACTAACTCCTTTCAGATTATAATATCTCTTATTATTGTACCACATTTTCATTGACAAGTCAACAATTTTTTGATATAATAGAAGGTAGAGAGGGGGATACAATGTGAACGAGGTTGTAACATTAATTACGAATGTGGGTTTTCCCATCGGATTAACATTAATTTTGTTGTGGTACATCTATGATAGCAACAACAAGCACAAGGAAGAGATGGACAAAATGAGTGAAGCGTTGAACAATAATACGCTGGCTCTCACAAAACTCATTGACAGATTGGAGCGTGAGAACAATGTTTAATGGAATTGACGTATCTCGGCACCAGGGTTATATCGACTGGGGGAAAGTAAAACCTCACATTGATTTTGCCATGATTCGCGCAGGGTTTGGTGACAACAATCTTGACTCAAAAGCATTATTCAACATGGAGCAGTGTGAAAGATTTAATATCCCGTTTGGGGTATACTGGTTCAGCTACGCATTACATCCTGAAATGGCGCGCAAAGAAGCTGACCATTGCTTGGATATTGTAGGCAATCGTAAGCTTGCATTTCCGGTGGTTTATGACTTTGAGTATGACACCGTTAATCACGCGATTAAACAGGGGGTTAAAGTTGATAGAGCGTTTGTCCTTAACTGTACCAGAGAGTTTTGTAAGCGTGTAGAAGAGCGTGGATTTTACGCAATGTTCTATACGAACAATGACTACTACAAGCGTTATTACCAGGGAAGCGATATCCCGCAGAAATACGACATGTGGTATGCGCGTTACGCAGATCATCCGGGAATGGGTGTTAATCTCTGGCAGAAAACCGACCGAGGAAAAATTCCCGGAATCACTGGCTATGTTGATCTGGACGTATCATATCGTGATTACCAGACAATCATGGACAAAAACGACTTAAACAACTATGACTGAAAAGGAGCTTTAATTTATGGCCTGGAATGCAAAAGCTATAGGTGCATACGCTAGAACCAGTGAAGAAGCAATCGAAAACGCCCGTAACATATGGGGAACGCTTGCCGCACATGGTTGGACTACCAACGCTGTATGCGGGCTTTTGGGCAATATGGCGGTTGAGTCAGGGTATAACCCTTGGAGATGGCAGAACGACGTTCTAGGTGTTTCCACCGGGTCGCCCTGGACTAATATGGGGTATGGGTTTGTACAGTTTACCCCTGCCAGCAAATACATAGACGCACCGGAAGCAAAAGCTTTAAGCGACTACGGGCCTAATTTTAGCGATAAAACCGGCTCCCCATCAGATGGTTACGCTCAAATTGTATACGTGAATGGGTATGCTGATTACTACGCCACTACAGCTTACCCGGAGAATTACGACGAGTTTAAGGCAAGTACCCAAACCCCGGCTTACCTTGCCAAAGCTTGGCTGTACAATTATGAACGGCCCGCTGATCCGGGAGCCTCAGAATCTATCCGCGTGGAAAATGCGGAATACTGGTGGACTGTTTTAACAGGTGAACCGCCGCCTGATCCTGGGCCTGGACCTGGCCCGGGATCAGGAAAGAAAATGCCGCTTATGTTATACCTGCGGCGCAAAATATTTTAAGGAGGGAGAAAATGGCCAGATTGGAAAGAGAAGAATTTTTCAACCGCATTCGTGAACGTATCGGTGATGATACCAGCGACGAAGCTTTAAGATTCATGGAAGATATCACCGACACTTACGACGAGTTGGAAGGAAGAGCCCGTGGTGACGGGGAGGACTGGAAGTCCAAATACGAAGGACTTGACGCTGAATGGCGAAAGCGTTACCGTGACAGATTTTTCAACACGCCGGAAGGTGCAAAGGAAGATCAGGAGGAAGATGTAAAACGTGACGGCGAAAAGACGCGCACGTTTGAAGAATTGTTTGAAGAAAGAGAGGGTGAATAATATGCCGAACAAGCCAGCTAATGTAAGCTTAGACAGTGTAACCACAACGGCTGCTAAAACGTTTGCGGCAGAAAATCCGAATGTAACCGTGCCGAAAATGTATGCAGCTACGGCACAGATTTTAAATACCATCAGGGACAACGCCAGCGCGAACTATCGTGACTATGTTCCCGCAGCTGATCCTACCCTGGCAGCAAGTGTGCGTGAGATTGGCGGAATCATCATGAACTACCCCGCCTTACAGAATGAATTTTTGTCGGCCCTCATGAACCGTATTGGCCGGGTGATCATCACATCCAAAATGTTTTACAATCCCTGGGCTGGTCTTAAGAAGGGTCTGTTAGAATTCGGTGAAACGGTGGAAGAGATTTTCGTTAACATTGCAAAGCCCTTCCAGTTTGATCCGGCTGTAGCTGAGACTGAAGTCTTTAAGCGGGAGATTCCCGACGTGCGCGCAGCATTCCACATTCTGAACTACCAGAAATTCTACAAGGCAACCATCAGCAACGACCAGCTCAGGCAGGCTTTCTTGTCCTGGCAGGGTATCACAGACCTGATTGCAAAAATTGTAGACGCAATGTATACCGGAGCAAACTATGACGAGTTCCTCACCATGAAATACATGATCGCCCGTAACATTCTGAATGGGCGCATGAATGTAACTGAGATTGCTCCCGTGTCCCCTGAGAACGCCAAAGGAATCGTTTCTACGATTAAGGGTGTCAGCAACACGTGGGAGTTCCCCTCCACCGACTATAACATCAGCGGCGTGACCACCTTTACCATGAAAAATGATCAGTTCATTCTGCTTAATGCAAAGTTTGACGCTGTAATTGATGTGGAAGTTTTGGCAAGTGCATTTAACATGGACAAAGCGGAGTTCATGGGGCGGCGTATTCTGGTTGATAGTTTTGGCAACCTTGATACCAAGAGACTTGATCTTCTCTTTGCCAGTGACCCCAACTATGTTCCGATTACTGAGGAGGAGCTTACCGCTCTTGACGCGATTCCGGCCATTATGGTTGACCGTGACTGGTTCATGATCTTTGACAACTTCTACAACTTCACAGAGAACTACAACGGACAGGGTCTCTATTGGAACTACTTTTATCATACCTGGAAAACGTTCAGCGTGTCTCCGTTTGCTAATAACACGGTATTCATCTCTGGCGCACCGACTGTTACCGGCGTAACTGTTTCACCCCCAACGGCTTCCGTATTTAAGGGACAGAGAATCCACCTGAATGCCACCGTAGTTACTACGAACTTTGCGCCCAAGTCTGTAATTTGGAGTTTGACCGGGGCAACGAGCACCGATACTACCATCGATATCTACGGAAATTTGTCTGTGGGGGAAGATGAGACCGGAACTACCATTACGGTAACAGCTACTTCTACATTTAACCCTTCCAAGGCTGAGACTGCTACTATTACTGTTGCTACACCTGCGGCATGACGATTTAAGGGAGGGGAGTAATCCCCTCCCAAGGGAGGTATTAAGATGTACGTAGCACCAAATACTAACGTTCGCATTCTTAAAAATGTGCCGTTAGACAATACTTACAGGAATACCATATTTTTCCTTGACCGTGGAACGCAGGTAGCATATTTTTCTGGAAAAACAAAATACAATCTTACGCAACTTTCCTATCAAGCTCCTTGGGGAAAGCCTCTACGCGTTGAAATTAATGCTGAAAATCTGTATGATTGCAACTACATAATGTTTCAAAATACGTCATTCGGTACTAAATGGTTCTATGCATTCATAACAAATGTTGAATACATTAACAATGAAACTAGTGAAATCACAATCGAAATTGACGTTATGCAGACCTGGCATTTTGACTACACGGTTAATCAATGTTTTGTTGAGCGTGAGATGGCCGCTACAGATGACATTGGCGGAAACCTGGTTCCTGAAAACCTTGAACTGGGCGAATATGTATACGAGGACTTAGGGCTGACAAGTCTGTTTTCCTTGTATCAAATCGTTGTAGCTGCGACGTTTGACAAAAACTTTAACGACGCACAAGGAGGAATTTACGGTGGGGTTTTCTCTGGTCTGCAATATAATGTTTTCGCTGATTGGCAAAGTGCGGCTACATTTTTAGAGGAGGCCACAACTCAAAACAAATCAGATGGTATTGTATCCATATTTATGCTTCCTATTTCATTCTGCTACGATTACCAGAAAACAATGCCCGAGGTGTTTAACATTGACAGAGATAAACACTTAAATGACATTGACGGGTATGTTCCCAAGAACAAAAAATTATTTACTTTCCCGTATAACATGCTTTACGTCACCAACAACGAGGGATCAGCAGTTAATTATCCGTTCGAATATTTCTCTACAAGTAAGTGCACTTTTAACATATCTGGTGCAATGTGCTGTACTCCCGAATGTATGTTAGTTCCGTTATACTACAAAGGCGTGGCAAAAAACTACAATGAGAAATTAATTGTAGGAAACTTCCCTCAGTGTGCGTATACCATTGACACATTTAAGGCGTGGGTAGCACAGAATCAAACTCAACTTTCAATGAGTTTGGTAGGTGGAATTGCTCAAACGGCAGCGGGCGGTGCTACATTATATGCTACTGGTGGAATGGGTGGAGTGAACCAGACTGTAGGCGGCATTCAACAGATTGGAAATCTGCTGGCTACTATAGCCGATAAAAGCACTCTACCCCCGCAGGCCCGAGGGGGCGGCGGTTCAATCATTAACATGGCAAACCAGATTAAGGGATTTCAGTTCTATTACGCTCACATACGAGCTGAGTTCGCGCGTATTATTGACAGCTATTTTACAGCTTATGGTTATGCAACGCACAGAGTTAAGATTCCTAACCGTTCAATTCGGCCGCATTGGAATTACGTTAAGACTATTAATAGCAGCTTGACAGGGTCAGTACCGGCAGATGATATGGCAAAGTTGCGCGCAATCTATGACAACGGCGTTACGTTCTGGCGTAACGGTGATGAAATTGGTAACTATTCACTTGACAATAGCCCGGTGGGAGGTGCGACAGCAGATGAGGGATTGTAATACAGACCGTCCATTCTGGAATAGTGCAAGGACTAATAACAGCACGTTTTTACAATATTATAACAGGCTGACGGACCTGGCAATATCACAGTTCGAATGGACTAACCTTCCGCCAACATGTGACGCACGGTTCTTGGAACTGGCTCTGTTTGCGGATGGAATGGCCGTGTTTTTTAAGGATGAGATACTTGGTTATCTTACCTTGCAAACAATGATAGGCGGACCGCTTGACGTGTACCGAATTCCTATTATTAGAAGCGCATACGCCAGCAACGGCTACAGAATGGAGCTGGACAACACAAATAGTGTATTGATCTTTAACAACAACCTTCACATTAACTCGTTGCTTGACATTGAAATGTATGCTTGGAGATTATACGAAATTCAGAGAGCAATCGACGTAAATGTTAAGGGGCAGAAAACGCCAAAGGTTCTAACGTGCGAAGAATCACAGAGATTAACATTGGTCAATCTCATGAAAAAATATGACGGAAACCAGCCGTTCATATTCGGAAAGAAGGGCCTAGCGCAACAGCTTGAAACGTTGGATATCTCAACACCGTATGTGTCTGATAAATTACAGGTTCTTAAACAGCTAGTGTGGGATGAAGCCATGACTTACCTTGGGATATCTAACTCTAACACCGACAAACGCGAACGTCTTAATACCGCAGAGATAACAACCAGTATGGGAGACGTTGAGGCACAGCGTTACACCCGTCTGTCAGAACGCGAAAGAGCGTGTGACAAAATCAATGCTATGTTTGGGCTTAATGTGGGAGTGCGTTACCGACAGGTTATTCCTAATATGGAAGAAGCCATGGTGGATGAAATCACCGGGGAACCGGGGGAAGGCGGTGAAGCATGAGTACTTTTACAACTCAGCTGAGGTATATCTGCGAGACGGCCGCTGGACTTAAGGAAAGCGTAGGCTATGATAGAATTGCTGAGATTATTGAAAAAGCAAGACCTTCTATATTCAGCTTTAACTATCCTATTTTTGACGAAACATACAAAGGTGTTTTAGAAACAAAAATTCTTAAACACTTCTACACTCAGGAAATAGGACTTGAAACATACGGCTTATGGAAGCTTAAGCTTGACGCAAAAATGAATGAAATTATGCCGTATTATAATCAGTTGTACGAATCGGCCACGTTAAAATTTAATCCGCTTTACGATGTGGACTTAACAAGACAGCATTTGCGAAAGAATAATGGAACGCAAGAACTTGCCGGAAGAGTGGTAAGTGACACAACTCAGGATAGCCATATTATGGTTGACGGTTCGAATGAGAGCAGCGTAACCAGAGCTGGCACTGATAAGTATGCAGAAACACCACAAGGCGGATTAACAGATTTGCAAAACGACAGATACTTAACTAACGCAAGAATGACTAACGACACAGACACACAAAAAGGAAGTTCGGGAGAAACAACAACAGGGAGTGTAAATAACAACGCCGAAACTGAGACTAATAACACTACAAAAATAAACAATACTGAAGATTATATAGAAACTGTAAAAGGAAAGCAAGGAACGCAAAGCTATTCCAGCATGATTAATGAATACCGTGGGACACTTATTAACATTGATATGCTTATTATCGGCGAGTTAGAAGAGTTGTTCATGGGAATATGGGAGGTAAACGTAGCATGGTAAACAATTACGATTTTAAAACGGTAACAAGGCTTAGAATGCTTTGCATGAAAGTACTGCCTACGGTCTATGGGGACGCACTTTCTTATGAGGAGCAAGTGTGTAAAGTTACTGAAAAGATTAACGAACTTGTGAATACAGTTAATTCATTGCCGGATTATATCATTAATATTGTTAAAGAATTGATTGAATCTGCGGGTCTGGAAGATATTGTCAAAAATGTTCTGGCTGATTTATATTTTATTAATGTTAAAAACCCGCCTGCGACATTATCTCCCGCTATAGGTGACGGAATTACTAATGATACCGCGGCTATTCAAGCTATGATTAATTATGCCGCTGAGAAAAGAAGCTATCTTTTCTTTCCATCCGGAACCTATATTGTAAGTGGATTAACCATGGTAGAAAACGTATCTTTGGTGGGCTTAAACCGATATTCTACTATAATTACACTTGCTCCTCAGTCTAACAAAGACTTAATAACAGGTTTTATTGAAAACGCTACTATTAGTAATATTACTCTTAATGCTAATATGAATGCTCAGACAGCTAATTGCTCTTGCTTTAATGCTACTGTTGAGAACGCATATATTGATTCTGTAATTTACAAAAATGGATACAATTCGGTCGTAATAGAAAGCACAAACGAGTTTAATGGGGATTTTTGGTTAATAGATGGTATCCAACATAACGCTATTACCATTAACGGCGATGGAGCTATAATTGACAATATTACTTTTAAACATGCTTCACAGCTTAGTGCTAATGCCCTGGCTATTATTAATGGAAATAATAAGATTACCGGAATATTTTCAAATGTAAGCATTCCTAATGGCGTAATAATTTCGGCTGTTGGGGCAACAATAGAGGGAACTATTATCAATGCGGAAACTACAATTAAAGGTGGAAGTGGAAATTATATTAATATTATTGATTCAAGCGGAAATATAGTGTATGGGACTAATATAAACGAAACAATTACCGAAAATATGACAACTAATGCAAAAAATAACATTGAAAATATTACAGATTCAAAAACTGTAAATGCCAAAGATATTATACTTAACGCAATCAACCCTTTAACTTATTCAAAACCAATTGAAATTAGAGATGGTTTTGGTTCTATTCCCATGAAAAGTTCTGATAACACGCCTTATTGGATTATTACTTCTAATGACGGAACTATCCCATTCAATGAGTTCGAGGGACAAGAACTTAATGTATTCAATCAAGCAAAATACAGAATTACAGATACTGACTTCTTACAAGTTCAGGGAAGTTGTATTACTAATGATGGAAACATAATTTATGCAATGATACCAGAATCAGAAAGAGCCTGGGGAAAAACAACTGCTAAATGGATAAAGAAAAGCTTAAATACCTGGAATACATTAGTAGAAACTACTAATGATACCTACCATACAAATAGTATGACATACATTCCAGAAACCAATATGGTGCTTTCACCGAGGGGACCTTACTTCACAAGTAGCGGTGTGCAAACTAGTAGCAATGTATATTCAGTGATTAATGCAGAAACACTTTTGTTGGTCGAAACAAAAAGTGTTACATTGATTGATGGAACACCCCTAATGTTCCATGCTATGTCATATGACAAAAATAGCAAAACGTTATATCTAATGCAAGATTTAACAGCTGTTTACACCTGTGATATGACTACAAATATAGCAACAAAATTATGTGATTTACAGGTGCCAGAACCTATTCCCACAAATAATCAAGATATTTTAGTTAAAGATGGCTATATTTATAAATTAATGCACTTACCTAATACTTTGTTTATATTTGATATGACAGGTAAGTTAGTAAAAATATATAATCTTCCATATTGGTTAGGCGATTATATGTATACGGGAGAAGCGGAAAGCATTGATACCTTTAACGATAATTTGTGGCTAACCACTTTTTCCTATGAAAATGAATTACACAACACCTCATCTTTAACATTCAATAAAATGAATTTAACAAAGGGTGTTTATAATGGCTTGTTTAATGAATATGGAGGTGTAACACAATCAACTGGACTTAATATTTACGTTGATTCTAACTCAACATCGGCGTATGAAAATGGTTCAGAAAATTTTCCTTTTAAATCATTACAAAGCGTGGCGGACTTAATAAAAATACAAAATCCTAATAAAGTATTCACTGTAAATATAGCTGCGGGGAATTATGGTTACACTTTTTTCAATAACTGTAATTCAAGTTGTAATCTTGTGGGAAAAGAAAATGTAACTATTGACGGACTAAATGTCGTTGCTTGTAAATATATTGGTGTTAATAATGTAGCAATTACTAATACTAATAATAACACTTACGGGGTACGAATATATCACTCTAAAGTATTATTGGCCAACTCCTCTATAAACGCTGGAAACACTGCTACGGCCGCTATAGGCGCTTTTGAAGCGGAACTTTTACTTAGGGCTGTCACAGCCAGCGGGGGAAATAACGGCGTGTATGCAAATGCCACTAATGTAAGAGGAACTGTTACTTACTCTAACAACCCGCAAAAAAGAATTAAATTAGAAAATGTTTCAACATGGTATGTTGCTCCACGTGATCATATAACAATGAGCGTTGCTAATCAAGACGTAGAAATGGTAGACAATAGATCTAAATTATTTCCTTCGTCATTTAGAGTAAAAGATGGGGCTCCAGACTTCCAGAGTGGAAGTATTACAATTCCCAATATTAGTAACATTAATCATATAGAATTAACAGTCCTTTTCAATAAAAAATATTTCAACTTTGTGGCTATGCTTGGAACCAATTCTACGCAAAATATTCATGCTTCTTTTACTTGCTTAACAGAAAATGGATATTTAATTAATGAAATTGACTTATCATTAAATATGACAACGGGTGTACTTACCTGGAATAAAAATACTACTTGGGATGGCACTACTATTACTGAATATAGCGGGTCTGCTGTAAATACAAAATTCGGAAATATCAGAAGCGTATTTGGATTAAATATTTAGGAGGGATAAAATTACTGAGGGTGGGTAGAGAAGTTATTATGATGGGTTTGTTAACTATCACGGGCCAGAAAATTACAGGGATAGAAAGAATAACCCTAATGGGGATATGATGTAATGTTATAAGGAGAGGGGGTTGTTCCCTCTCCTTTGCTTTAATCAAAATCTTCTATCTCTAATGTATAAATCCCTAAATTTCATTTCCTCCTTATAATACGTTAAAAGTTAAGAAAATTTTACTAAACAAATTGCCACATATACTAATAAGAATGTAATTGTCATTGCTGCTAATACTAATTTTATAGCCTTGTGCTAAAAGATTCTTTAAATAATCAATGTTTCTTCCAGTTTTAATAACCATAACCTGTTCTGTCATTTCCTCCTTGTTTGAGTTTACCGTTTTTATTTTATTATACCACAAAAATAACTCAAAAGCAAGGGTTGAAGAGATTGTTCACAATTGTTCACATTTAACCAAAAGTTAAAGCGCATTAACTTTTCGTAAAATGAACGTGTTCATTTATAGCATATCCTTAACCTTATTTGCAAACGTTTGC